CACCGAGGATGAATTCAACGGCGCGCTTAAGAAAAGGGATTTGGAAAACTATGAAAAATTAAGGAACGCCATGGATTTTTGCTTGAGCGTTCCGTTTTACACTGACGGCATGCCGGCGCCATTGGTCAGCGTGACCACTGACGCTGATGGGCGATATAAAATATCGGTGCCGCGACACAAATCACTGCTGATGGTGGCAACAACAAGTCGTGTGGTGGGGTTGCGCGAAGAGCACTATCTGTGGGTGGCGCCGATTGATCTCGGGCTTGGTTACTCGCAAAAAGTGGATATGGATAATCACAACATGCGGCCGCGCGCCGCCCCTGAACATATGTTCCCGGAATGGTTCGGCCTTTGAGAAAAAAGCCCGCGTAAGCGGGCGAATGGTGGATGCGTTAATTTCTTAGTCTGATGATCAGCCGCGCCAGCCCTTGCGTGATGGCGTGGTGATGATTGTGAATATTTCCCGTGCCCCCGATGGCGATGGTCCCATCTCTGTGTATCAGGCACCACGCGAGTGCGCGTGGGCTGCTGTTCTGGGATTCCTCCCGCAGTTTTTCTAGCTCTTGAGTTACGCTGCAATGCCTCGGCAAATAAGTAACGTTATTATTATCGTACATAATCCACCCGGTTCGACTGGATGGTTGACCCACATGCGATGGTGGGTAAAAGGTTCCCGCGTACGAGGGCGCGACTGCTGGTGGGCTGGCTCGTGTCGTGGCGGCAGAAAGAAATTAGCATAGCGCCCGCCGCCTGGCAATTCAGTTGTAATGAAATTTGCCGATAATTAATTAGGTGCGCAGTAAGGAGGCCGGGTATGGCGATTATTTTGATTGCGGAAGACGATGCCGACACATTGCATTTATTGTCACGGATTGTGGAGGAGATGGGCCATCAGGTGATGCGGGCCGCGTGCGGGACCGAGGCGCTGGAATTGTGCACCCCCGCGGTGGATTTGGCGTTGTTGGATTATATGTTGCCCGGTGCGGATGGGGCGGAGATCGCCCTCGAGCTTAAATTGCTGGGAGTCCCGTACATGTTTTTATCAGCCACCAATGATGATGTGGTGGTGGGTAAATTGTTGGGCCTGGCGCCAGTGGCGTATATGGTGAAACCATTCGGCGTGCGCGAGGTGCGCATCAGCATCGAAGCGGCGCTGTCGCAAGCGTCCCGTGATCCGCGTAACACGCTCACACGGGTGATTAACCAGGCCGTCGGCATGCTGATGGAGCGGCATCGGCTTAATAATCGCGAGGCGTTTGTCATGCTGCGCAACGCGGCGCGGCGGCATAAATTACCGGTGTTGTCGTTAGCCGAACAGATGACCGGTTGCCATGACATTATTTATCAGGTGAAGTCAGCGTAGTTTTACCTGGCGCCTCACCGCCACGCGGCGGGATGCCCGATTCGTCGATTCTCGCCCCGGCATCGACCGCTACGATGCTCTCCATGATGGCGATAAAATTACGCCTGAGTCTGGGTGTCAGGGTATTCCAGGCTTTGAGCATCGCTTGCGTGTCTTTGTCCCCCAGGTAGTCCGGCTGTTCATTGCCACGCGCCTCGCTGAGAAACATTTCCCCTTTCCCGTTAATTACCCAGTCATCATTTACCCTCGCGTATTTTTTGAGATTGGCGAGCGCTTCGCGTTCTGGTCGTGCTTTGCCAGAGAACCAATTGCCAGAGGCCGTTTTGGAAACGCCAGCCAGTCGGCCTAGTCCCACCTTATTAGTTTTAAGCGCAGCGGCCAGCTCGGAAATGCGTTCTGCAATGTCGGGATAGTATGGCATAGGTCAATTCTAATTGACTTTCGGTTAATTGAGGTTGACAATGCCGGTAAACCGTAGTTTACTGGCGACATGATCACCAAGCGCCAGCTCCTAGAGCACTACAAGACCCAGGTTGCCATTGCTGATTTGTTCAAGATCAGTAAGCAAGCCGTATCGCGCTGGGGCCTCGATGACCCCATCCCAGAGACGCAAGAGCTGCGGCTCCGATATGAGATTGCGCCGAACTTGTTTGGCATCCATTCGGAAAGTCACCTCGAAAAGAGGGGGGCGGCGGCATGAATATGGCTGCATTGCGCATGCTGTTTTGGTTTTACCAGTTACCCAGAAGGCTGGTAATCGCCTGGGGAGCGGTTCTGCACGTCCTGTTCGTGCGGCCGCATAACCGTTACCTGGATCACCTGGAACGCAAGCACCGTTATCCCTCGACCGACGCCTCGATGAAGTCGCAAGAGGAGCAGCGATAAATGCGCCGATTCTTTGAACAGTCCGACGCAGAGGACGCCGCGGCATGAACGCCCTCCCAACCATCCCAAAAGAGGAATCCGCCTCATGAAAGTAGTCAGTGCGTTTCGTTGGTTGATGCGGGGCCTTCGAGCCGCCCCAGCAGCTGCTCGCGAAAAGTGGACAGATATTCTAGCGTGCTCTCCCGTACAGACGCGTGCCGGTCTGGGGAGGAAGCGAGAGGTGTGTGTTCGAATTGGGCATGACGAATATGGTGTTCGATTCGGGCTATCAGTGTATCGACGACGGAATTGGGATCGATCACTCGACCCACTTGTTGAAGCAGCACAACTTCTAGCAGCTTGCTCTGACCGGTCAAAATTCCCATCAAACGGTCGTGGGCGCGTTCGTGTTCCTTGAGTTCCATGGAGGTCTCCTTTCGTGAAGGTTAATGTTTGGCAACGTGAATCTATCACGGCTGGAGGTCTCCGCCCATTCCGCGCGGCAGTATGTCGCGCCCTTTTTTTGAGTGATCGCCATGTATCAAGACCCTACAAAGATACGGTCGCATGTAGTGAAGCTCCGGTTTAGTGATGAGGAATACCGTCTCATCCAGGCGGTGATCGATTACACCGGTGAGCAAAAAGCCGCATTGTTGCGCGATTTAGTGCTTGAGGGTGCGGTGGGCATTGTGGAGCCCGCGGGCCGGACTTACGAGTCTACCTATCCGGCGCTGTTGAGGGCCTCGGCCGGAACTTAAAGGGCGCTTTTGAGGGCCTCAATAGGGGACGTTAATGGCGAAAGAAGAGACCGTGGCTTTCTCGGATAAAGAGCGCGCGTTGATCGAGGCGGTGGCGAAGGAACGGGGTTTGAGTTTTGAGGACGTGGCGAACGTGCTTGCGCATGAGGCCCTGGCCAGGCGGGTGAGAAAGCGCACGGGGCGTAATCCGTCGGCGAATGTGCGTAGATTGAGTGGCAAAAAATAGCTTGGTGGGCGGCGTGTAATAACAACGAAGCGGCAAGGAGGGGGGAATGGATACGGCGGATTTTGCGCAGGACATTGCTGAGCGCGACCTTGCGTCGCGCATCGAGGCCCGCGTGCGCTACGGCGGGGCGAGCGCCAATGAATGCCAAAACCCGGCATGCGGGTTGCTGATATCGAGCGCGCGGCAGATTGCCGTGCCGGGGTGTCAGTACTGCACCGAGTGCGCGGCGGCGTATGAGCAGCGCGGGCGGCGGCCATGAGCATACGGCCGATTGACAGTGCTACCCCGCGCCCGGTGTTGACGCCCGAGTTATTGATCACAGCGCTCGGCATACATCAGAACGATGCGGGGATCTGGTGCGGGCCGTTGCAGCGTGCGGCGTCGCGATTTGAGATCAGCACGCCGCTCAGGCTGTCGGCCTGGCTGGCGCAGCTGGCGTATGAGTCCACACGATTTACTCGGCTGGTTGAGAATCTGAACTACAGCGCCGAGCGCCTGCGGCTGATTTTCCCGCGCTATTTTCCCAATGATGTGATCGCCGGGCAGTACGCCGGCAATCCCGAGCGTATCGCCAACCGAGTCTATGCCAACCGTATCGGCAACGGTGATGAGGCAAGTGGTGACGGCTGGAAATACCGCGGGCGTGGCCTCATCCAGCTCACTGGCCGCGCCAATTACGCCGACTGCGGCAAGGCGCTGCGCCTGCCGCTGGTGGATGAGCCATCAATGTTGCTCTCACCCAGCCTCGCCGCGATGTCGGCGGGGTGGTTCTGGCATTCGCGGGCGCTGAATGCGGCGGCTGATCAGGGTGCATTTCTTTCGATCACCAAGACAATAAACGGCGGCACTCACGGCGCCGATGCGCGCGAGATGATTTACCAGCGGGTGCGGAGTGCGCTGGCATGACGGCGGCGCGCAAGACCTTTATCTACAATTTCAAACCCCATTTTGCCGAGGCCGTGGCAAGTGGCATCAAGTGCCAGACGATCCGCAGACATCGTAAAAATGGGGTCATCCCAAGGCCAGATGATATCGCGTATTTATATACCGGCTTACGAACGCGCAACGCCAAGTTGTTGCGCATAGCGCCAATCGTGCGTGTCCGCGCGGTGGAAATTTATATCGAGGAGCGGGAGATATGGCTGGACGGCGAGCCGCTATCCATGCAGCGCGCCGTGGAATTTGCGCGCGCGGATGGATTTTCCAGTCTCCAGGCCATGCTCGCCTTTTTCGACGATATCTATGGGCTGGCGCCGTTTAAGGGTGTGTGTATTGAGTGGGCGACAGAAGCATGAGCGGTCGCGTCGAGGTGATAGGCAACGCGACCCTTTATCACGGTGATTGCCTGGATCTCTGGCCGACAATTGGCCGAGTGGATGCGGTGATTACCGATCCGCCCTATGGTAAAGAGGTGCATGCCGCGGGCAAGCGCGTTAAAAAATCAGGTGGCATCCCAGTTATTTGCACCGAGGCTATTCCATTCAAGCCAATCGATCTCCGAACCATGAAAGCGGTGGGCCGTTTGGCGCGGGAAACCTGCGACGGCTGGTTGATTGTATTCAGCCAGGTTGAGCAGGTGTATTTATGGCAAGCGGTCATGCTCAAGGCCGGTCTCAAATATCGCCGCGCAATGGCCTGGGTGAAGCCTGATAGCCCGCCGCAATTGTCGGGCGATAGGCCGGCGCAAGGGTTTGAGTGCATGGTGGCATCCTGGTGTGGTCAAGGCCGCAGTGTGTGGAATGGTGGTGGCCGCCGTGGCGTGTTCACACATGCGACGCGTGATGACAATGCGGCGAAGTTGCATCCGACGGCAAAACCGGTAGCGCTCATGGCCGAGATCGTCGGCCTTTTTTCTCAGCCTGGCGCGCGCATTCTCGATCCGTTCATGGGTTCGGCAACGACGGGGGTTCCCGTGTTATTGGGTGGCGGCAGGTTCGTTGGCATTGAAGAAAATATCATCTTTTTTGATCGAGCCTGTTTCAGGATAGAGCAGCTCCAGCGCCAATTAAGGATGTTCGCATGAGCGGCCGCGATGATCACGCGCCGTGTGTCCCGGATTGTTTCGGGTGCCGCTGGTTGATCGTGATCAAACATTGGTCCCCGCTAGAGCGGAAGGTGACAACAAAACATGACTGTGTGAGGTCTCGCTTGGAGGTCCCGCATCGCTGCAACGAGTACCAAACGCAACCGTTAAATGTTCCCCGTGAAACAAACAATGCGCCGGAGGGTGGATGACTGACAGCGTGGATACATCCATGTACAGCGCCGAGGCAGAGCAATCCGTACTCGGCGGACTATTGATTGACAATCAGGCGTGGGACCGCTGCTCCGATCTGGTGAGCGAGAAAGATTTCTACAGCCTCGATCACCGCAAGATTTTTCGCGCGATTTCCAGGCTGCTGGAAGGCAGCAAGGTTGCTGATTTGGTCACCGTGTCTGAGTTTCTCGAATCGCACGACGAATTGCAAAAGGTGGGCGGGCTCGCCTATCTGGTCTCGCTATCACGCAACACGCCCAGCACGGCCAACATCACGCATTACGCCAATATCGTGCGCGAGCGGTCGCTGCTGCGTGGCCTGACGCGTGCCACGGCGGAAATTGCCGAGGCGGTGGATAAGCGCGAGGGGCGCAGCGCGAAAGAGCTGCTGGACCTGGCACAGGCCAAGGTGATGGCGTTGTCGGAGACGGCGGCGCGTGGCCTTGGTGGGCCGCAGCATGTGGCGACTGTATTGGATGATGTGATCAATCACATCGATGAGCTGGCCAATCGGCCGACGCAAACGGACGTGACTGGGCTGTCTACCGGATTCAATGATCTGGATAAGCTGACCACCGGTTTCCAGCCCGGCGAGTTGATCATCATCGCCGCGCGGCCGGCGATGGGTAAAACGGCATTCGCGCTGAATATCACCGAGCATGTGGCGCTTACGCGCGGCGGCAAGGCGTTGTTCTTCTCGCTGGAGATGGCCAATAACCAGCTCGGCATCCGGCTGCTGGCCTCGGTTTCGCAGCTCAATCAGCAGCGGGTGAAGATTGCGCGCCTGTACGACAAGGAGTGGCCAAAACTCATTCATGCGGCCGAGCAATTGCGCGGCGCGCAGATTTATTTGGATGAGGAAGGGGCCATGTCGGCCAATGATCTGCGCGCCCGCGCGCGCCGGCTACACCGCGAATGCGGTGGGCTCGATGTCATTCTCGTTGATTACCTCCAGCTCATGCAGGGCTCGGGGCGTTCTGATAACCGGGCGCTAGAGCTGTCGGAAATATCCCGCGCCTTAAAGCTGCTGGCCAAAGAGCTACAGATCCCAGTGATCGCGCTATCTCAGCTTAACCGGGCACTGGAGCAGCGGCCGAATAAGCGGCCCATCATGTCGGATCTGCGCGACTCGGGCGGAATCGAACAGGATGCCGACATCATCCTCTTCATCTATCGCGATGAGGTTTACAACGAGGACAGCCCGGACAAGGGCATCGCCGAGATCATCATCGGCAAGCAGCGCAATGGCCCTACCTGCACGGTGCACACCGTGTTCCGCGGTGAGCTGACGCGCTTCGAGAGCCGTGATTGGCATGAGCCTGTGCCATCGGTGGTTGAGCGTAATGAGCGGCGGGCTAAGCGCGCGGGGTCTTCCGGCGCGGGCTCTTTCCGCGGCAAAAATTCGGTAGATAACGATGTTAATTAGGGAGTGGTTGTCATGAGTGTGGCGGTGATGGGAGAGGTGTTTAAGCGGTATCCATCCGGGGGCAACGAGATGTTGCTGGCCCTGGCGCTGGCCGACCATGCGAGCGACGACGGCAAACGGATATTCCCCTCAGTCGAGGCGCTGGCCAATAAGGTGCGGGTATCCGAGCGGACGGTTCAACGGTTGCTCATCAAAATGGTGGACGATGGATGGTTGCAGATAGTCAGAGACTCATCTGGAGGGAGAGGGCAAACGCGTCACTATCGAATCAACCCGGCATGGATAAACGGTGACAAATTGTCACCGTTTAAGGATGTCGAAGCGCGCTCGAATGAGGGAATAAACGGTGACAAATTGTCACCGTTTAATGAATCCCACACAACCGAAACGGTGACACCACGGGTACTAAACGGTGACATAGCTATGTCACCCGAACCATCAGAACCGTCAGTAGGTAGTTCTTACGAACTCCCTACCGTCTACGGTTCGGACCAAAAACCGAAAGCCATAACCTGGGACGATGACGAGAAGGTGTTCGTGGGGGTCAGCGATGAGCTGATGAGAACGTGGGAGGTAGCGTACAAACCCCTCGACGTGGACGCCGAGCTGATGCGGATGGAGCTCTGGTACGACGCCAACCCACGCAAGCGAAAGCGCAACGTGCAGAGATTCATCACGGGCTGGCTTGCCAAAGAGGTTGCGCGCCGCGCCACTCCACGCCGCCCACCACAGCCCAGGCAGCCTCACGCATGATGGCCGCGACTGGCAAGCATCAAGCCTCTGGTTCCGTGCAGTATCATCTCATGGCCATGTCGCCGCAGACGGTGTTTACGGGTCCTTCCTCGCCTACTCGCTACACGGGCCAAAAGGTGCGCGGGTTTCGGCTAGGTCTGGTGGTGCTAGGGACTTCCTTACTCGGTCATGTATGCGCAGCTCCAGCAGGTCTCC